AAATCTTATTGATGATGGAGTAACTCCTGGCGTATCAACAAGATGTTTGGGTCAGTTAGAGCCAGATTCTATTAAAGAAGATGTTAATAGAGTTAAGAACATGAAGCTTGTTGCTATTGACGTAGTTGCAGATCCTTCATGTCCAAAAGCATTTGTAAACGGTATTCTTGAAGCTAAAGAATGGATTTTAAAAGATACTGGGGAGTTGGAAGAGGCTTATAATAGATTTGAGAAGTCTATTGGTAATTTACCTCGTAAAGAGGTCGATAAATATTTGAGAGAGCAAGTATTAATTTTTATCAATAAGCTTAAATAATTATATGGACACTCAACTTATTAAGTCATTTATTAAGCACGTTGGGGTAAAAAATTACTCAGAGGCTAATAAATATTTACAACAAGTCTTAGATAATAAGATTAAAAGCCGTATTAAAACAGCTTTAGAAAAACCACTTTTTTAACATATGTCAGCTCTAATTGAAAAATTAAAGGAAGTTACCAAGGATATTCTTAGTGAGGAATCACTAAATCAAATTTCCGAGGCATTCGAGCAGCAAGTAAACAAGGCTGCTGAAGATCGTGCAAAATTGCAACTCGAGGGTTTATTGGTACAAATCGACGAAGATCACTCTGCTAAGGTAGAGAAGCTAGTTGAGGCTATTGACCGTAACCACTCCGAGAAGCTTTTAAAGGTTGTTGAAGCAATCAACGAAAACCATGCTGGTAAACTCAAGACTGTTGTACGCAAGTACGAAAAGGCTCTCAATGAGGATGCTGCATCATTCAAGCAATCTTTAGTTGAATCTATTTCAACTTATCTCGAGGCCTACCTCGATGAAAATCTACCAAAGACAGCCATTGAAGAAGCTGTACAGAACAGACGCTCTGCTCAAGTACTTAACGAACTACGTAGCATGCTATCTGTTGATCTTGTGCTCGGTAAAGAAACCATTCGCGAAGCCGTTATGGATGGTAAGCAAAAGATCGACGAAAGCTCAAAGATCATTGAAGCTCTCAAGGCAGAGAACAAGCAACTCAATGAATCTTTCAATAGAGCCTGCTCTAATTTAATTTTTGAACAGAAGACAGCTGGTCTACCAACCAATAAGAAGTCTTATTTGGCCAAGGTATTCAAAGGCAAGTCTGCTGAGTTTATCAAAGAGAACTATGACTACACATGCAAGATGTTCGAAAAGCAAGAAAGCAAAAATCTCGAAACATTGACAGAGCATGCTGTATCACAGTCTGTTTCTAGAAATCTTGATCGCCCTGTAATTGAAGAAAATACACAGGTCATTGAAGAGGGTATCGATGCTTCTGCTGACCACCCTCCATTGAAGCTATACATGCAGGAACTTTCAAGACACTAAAATAATTTCCATTGAGGCATAAGCCTGATTATGATTTGACATCATATAATGTCTAAAAAATAAATAAACATATGAAAAATATCAGACCTTCACAGTCATATATTTCTCCAGATAGAGCTGGTGCTCTTCTTGAGAAGTGGTCTCCTGTTCTTGACTTTAACAGCAAGAACGTGAGAACTATCGAAGACGATCACACACGTCTTAACACCGCCATTCTTCTTGAGAACCAAGAGAGATGGTGCATTGAGGAATCCGGTCAGGCTAACGTCTCCGGTTCTACTACATCCGTATTCGGTAACGCTTACGGTGCTGTAGGTGGTATGGGTGGTTACGGTGCTGCCGTAAACAACTCTTCTGGCGACTCTAATGCTGACTGGTATGCTACCGGTGATGCACGTTTGCCAAAGATCCTCATTCCAATGATTCGTCGTACCTTCCCTGAGTTGATCACTAACGAAATCGTTGGTGTTCAGCCAATGAGTGGTCCAGTTGGTCTTGCCTTCGCTCTACGTTACAAGTACGACAACGACGTACTAGGTAGCCAGATCCCAGGCAAGTACAATGATGCCTCTTACGGTAATCCTCCTCCATATCCTTAGCAAATCCAGGCAGCTGGTACTGAGAACCCAGGTACATTCGGTCACACCTTTTCTGGTGAACTTGGTTACCAATACCTAGACACCCGTTTTACTGGTGCTTCTTCTGCTGAATTAGCAGCATATGCTAACAACTCTAACTTCTAGATTATTGATTCTGACCAAGGTGTTGCTCAGTTGCTAGCCAACTATGAGTTCACTTCTCAGATCCCAACAGCTTCTATCTCCTTCGAGAAGACAGCCGTTGAAGCTGGTACACGCAGACTAGCTGCTCGTTGGTCCGTTGAGTTGGAGCAGGACTTGAAGAACATGAACGGTATCGATATCGATGCTGAATTGACAAACGCCATGAGCTATGAGCTACAGGCTGAAATCGATCGTGAAATGGTCATCAGAATGATCCAAGTCTGCTTGAAGTATGCTTCTTACGGTTCCGTAACAAGCTGGACAGCTTCTGCTGCTGACGGTCGCTGGTTGGCTGAGCGTAATCGCGACTTCTATCAGAAGTTGATCGTAGAAGCCAACAGAATTGCAGTACGTAACCGCCGTGGTGCTGCTAACTTCATTATCGCTACTCCAAGAGTTTGCGCTATCCTCGAGGCTCTTCCTGAGTTCAGCTGGATGACTGTTGACGGTAACGTTAACACTCAGCCAACAGGTGTTGCTAAGGTTGGTACAGTTGGTGGTCGTTTCCAAGTCTACCGCGATACTCGTACCGATGCTCAAAACCTAACAGGTCAACGTACCACAGTTGAGTACGCTCTATTGGGTTACAAGGGACCAGAGTTCTATGACACTGGTATCATCTATTGTCCATACATCCCAGTAATGGTACAACGCACAATCGGTCCTAACGACTTCGCTCCTCGTGTTGGCTTGCTAACACGTTATGGTGTTGTCGATAACATCTTTGGTGCTAACTTGTACTATACATTGGTCGTTGTTAAGGGTCTTGGCATTGCCTTTACCCCAGCAACATCTGTTGTGTACTTCTAAGCTTAGAAGCAATAGTAGTTTAATAAAAAAGGCCGATCTTTCGATCGGCCTTTCCTTTTTATTGTCTACCAGTTCTAATGAACGGCTTAAACGGATCAATCAAATCATTATCAATTAGATTGATATGAGATGCTCGAATTGGATTGATATCAATACCCCCACGACGAACATATAAGCAAAACACAAGCAACTCCTCTGGTTTAAAGGTATCCCAAAGACGCTTATAAATAGCCTCACAAATCTCTTCATGGAAATGACACTCATCTCGGAATGAGACAATGTATTGCAAAAGAGAAGTCTTATCTACAAGCTTATCAGACTTAAGATAGATATTCACATCACCCCAGTCAGGCTGACTAGTAACCTTACAGTTAGACTTTAGAAGCTTAGAACTAAAGTATTGACTAATTGGCTTCTTAACAATATCCCCAACCTTAAGCAAGTTAGCATCTTCTGAATATTGATTAAACTCAGTACCAATACCAAAGTTAACCTCATTCTCAATAACTGGATATCCAGCAAGGTTATCAGACACAACATATTCGCTAGTCTTAAAGCAAGTCACATACACATCAGTACCAAGAAGCTCAGAGAGATCTTCACTAGCGGTATCTTCAATGAACTCAATTGCATCTCCAACTGTATTAATATGAGCACGTTTCTCCATATTAAAAGAGTTAAAGTAGAGCTTAATTGACTTAGACTCAACAATATACTCTGAATCACAGTTATAAGTAACCTTAGCAATCAAGCTAACTGGGCAACCATTTGAAAGCAAAGTAGAAACTTCAAATGCATTCCAGATATCATATCCAACGAACGGAAGACTTTCGTTTTGAATACCAAGATAGGTACGATTGCGTTGACGAGGCTCACGAACAAGCAAAGACTTGTCGTAAGTAGACTTATATGCGCTAGTCTGACCGAGATGTTTTGTAATGTCGCTCATATTAATTTTGTTTATTATAGCAGCCTTCACACAGTTGTCCAGCGGATTCTGAATAATTATTTTGCTTCCGAACGGGCTTGCTAGCATCCAGATCAATCATAATATTACAGTTGTTGCATTGACTATACAACATACCAATTTTCATAACTTCTATACGTTCTTCAACAGAGCCATTTAACGTACAGATATTATCATATTTATCGATAAATTCTGTATTATAGAGTTCAATAATTCTTTCTCGAAAACCACTACTAGTACTACGAACCCCGTCATCAACAAGTTTAACATTAGAAGGATTAGTATAGAAAATAACATCATATTTAGGAGTTAGTTCTTTAAACCAATATTCAGCAAAGTCCATTACTGTGCGAGACACTTTATCTTGCTCATAAAAGTACTTTGTATAAATGTAACCATCTACAATGCAACGATCAAGCAAGATATCAGTAACATTCTCTTCACGTTGCTCGTGCACCTTCATGTAGTTAATCAAATGATCCCCAATAATAAGAGACTGAGTCAAATCATAGTTCTTTGCATCATCGTTAATAGAAATTCCTAATCGCTGAATACGACGAGTTACCTCAGTTACATATTCAAATCGATTAGGATACAATTCTTTTACCTTATTAAGCAAAGTAGTCTTACCTGTGCTTTGCGCACCAGTAAACGTAAACAGCTTTCTCATGCATAGATTTTACTTGCCCCACACACCTTTATCAACTATTTTCGCTATCTTTCCGTAAAGAGAAAGATCCTCGAAGGCATCCATAACAGGTTCGTTCTGAGCAGACTTATTATTCTTGACGACAAGATTTAACAAACGTTGCACTTTATCATTGCATCTGAAGACGATAGAGCAGAGAGAAACCCTCTTACCATCTGCAGTAGAGGTATCTTGACCTACAGAGATATTGCCTGGACCATAATCAAACTGCTTTTTACAGAAGAGTCTGAACTCTTCTTTTTGCAAACGTCTAAGCTCTTGCATAGTCTCTGGATAATGTTGTTCACAATATTCAACTGAGTAATCATGATCCATAGTAAGCTCTCTATAATCTGTTATTATTTTAGAACCACTTATTAGTTTATCTCTCAAAAAGTTCTCCCATAAGTCAATAGAGTTCTTATGCAAGGTACTAATTGTATCGTCAAGAGTTCCATTGATAGGTACTTCGATTTCAGCAAGTACTTCACCATCATCAACCTCTGGAGTAACTTTATGAATAACACAACCAGAAGTCTTATATGCATTTACCCAGGCTTTGTGTTGAGGGTCTTTGCCTTTGAGCTCAGGATACTTAGTAATCAACCCAGGGTGACCGTTATAGATCTCATAATTTTCACAAATCTTCTTTGGAAGAATACGCATGTATCCATGCAACGTAATAAACAATTTACCTCCAAATGTAAATTTAATTGCGCTAGTATAATCTAAATCAGTTGGATTATTAGGAATAAAAACAATATTGCGTTTAATAATTGCAGGATTGCAACCATTAAGATCTTTACGATTAGTAACAATGAGATCAGGCCAACGACCAAGTCGATTGCTTAATTCAGCAATCTCACTGCCTGACTTAGAGAAGAAAGCTACCCATTTCATATATTAGAATTTTCTAAGGAAGTTATCAGAGGGACGCCCAAGGATCTCCTTGAAGGCTCCAACATTATAATCAACAAGATCCATTTGCTCATCGCTAACATCAGAGTCAATTAGATCAGCCAACTTAGTACTAGGCTTAGTCTTTAATCCAAGATCACCATTATACTTAAGATTATGCAAGGCTGCAACAACTGGATTCGAAGTATCGACAGAGCGAATAGATGTTTGACCGATATAGGCCTTAAACTCCTTAGCCAATGAACAACCGAGCAAGTGATGAGGCTTCTTATTGTTCCAGATACCAGCATCCATGAGTTGCTCAATGAAACGTTGACGTCCAGAGCACCAGAGCTCGAGCTTGTTATTAGTAGGAGACTCACCAGTAGTCAAATAATACGCATAATCGAACGAGATTGCAATATAGTCAGCATGTTCGTTCATGAACTGATAGCAATACTTAAGTTCTCGCCAGGTATTGCCTTGAACAACACCAATCTTAAGACCAGGTAAGTCACTATACTTAGCAACGAAACTCTTCCAATTGCTGATAGTCTCTTCACAGTTCTGCAAAGAGTCAGGAACAATGTAATAAGTTGGTTCAATTTCTACAACCTTTTCAGCAAACTTATCAGAATCGAAAGCCTTACCAAGCTCGAAAATACTATTATCCAAGAGCAGTTCTCGGTCATAGAGTTTACAAGACTGGTAATACTTCTTATACTCCGGTTTCTGATCCAGTAGGTGTACCAGACAGTAGTCATAATCGTTAAAATTTCGAGAAAAATCAAGGAGCTTAATAGGTACTTCATGTGATACTTTGATATTCATCTCTGTCATTATAGTGTCAAAACTCAGAGAATCAAATAAATAATTTAAATGGCTGCATTTGAGAAATTTAATCCTGTAAATTTTAGTAAGAATATTACTAAGACTATCAGCGCTGTTGAATCAAAGATTGGTAAAGTTGCTGCTGCTCCTCAATCATTGACTGATCAACTCAATGCTAAAACTGGTTTAAATATAGCTGCTCCTCCTTTGCCACCAATAAACGCTAATGTTAAGGGGCTAGTCGGGTCAGTAAAGACTCTTGTAAAGAATCCTAATGGGGTTGTAAAGGGAGGAGTAACGGCTTTATCTGGTGCAGCTAATTCTAAGTTAAGAGATGTAGCAGTAAATACATTAGGAGGAGCCATTGGAGGAGCAGTAACTGGAGATGGAGTAGCTGGGTCAATTGGTGGGTTTGTTAGAGGTGGTACTTCTTCTTTGAGAGGAGCTGTTGTATCAACATTTGATGGAGCTAGGTCTACAGTTTCTAATTTTATACCTGGTGGAGATACTATTAGAGGTACCATACAAGGTGGTATAACTAATGCAGTAGGTGCTGCTGGTGGCTTTGTTAAGGCTAGCTTTGGTGTTGCCTCTACATCAGTAAGAAGTAGTCTCAGCCAAATAAAAGGTACATTAAGACTAGGTATTGCGAACTGCTTGCGTAGTGCAACAAGCTCCCTACTTAATAATATTTCCACACCAAATATTCCGTTCGGTGGCATAACTCCAAACATTAATAACGGTATTAGCGTTAATGGGGTTATAACTAGCACTGGTGTTGCGGGATCTGCTTTAATAACCAAGAAGATAAACAAGTATCTTAATGCTGAAATAACCCTTATTGGTACTTTAGATACTAAAAGAAACAAGCTAACAACATCTGTAACTGGAAGACTAGACATTATTAAGGATGTAAAGAGTACAAATTTTTATACAGCTAAATTAACATCTGAAGTTAATAAAAACGTAAACAAGATTTGTAATACATTATCACCTAGAAACAAGAAGAAGCTTTCTAGAGGAGGTCCAATAGTAGATATGGTAGCTAATGTAGCTGCAGATAGCGTAATAAATAATTTAGAGAATCAAATTGTTAAATCAGCTAGTGGTTTTGCTTCTAAGACCCCCAATCAATTTTTTAATTCAGTTACAGGTTTACCAACAACTATTAATAATAGGATAGAAAGTACTACTAACGCAGTTGCTACTGCTGCTAGCGAAACAGCAGGTAAAGTAGTTTCAGGTGGGTCTAATAAGACAGCTCAGGCCTATAATAAGATAAAAGATGCTATAAATAGCAATGTTCCGAAGCAAGTATAATTGATATGAGATATTCTAACGCATTAGAAGGTAGCCCAGCTAGAAAACAACTACCACAATATTTTGGTCACTATCTCGGAATAGTTGTTCAAAACAACGACCCTCAAAAGAGAGGTAGAGTTAAAGTATGGGTACCGCATATTTCTCAAACAGTTTATAATAGCTTCAAGCAAGAAAACACCGATAAGAACTTTAGGTTCATGGGTGATAATATTGAGTCTTCTTTAACACCTATTAATGAAGAGATTAAGAAGCTCTTACCTTGGGCTGAAGTAGCTCTTCCAGTAGTAAGCGGTGGCTCTTCTGGTAAATTTTATAATTGGGATAACAAGGCATCAATATCAGATTCTAATAGAGTTGATACCTCTATCTCATCTTTATCTGCTAGTTCTAAATACTCTCTTAACGTAGATGGTACAGGTGAGAAGTATGGTAGAATATATGAGGTTAATGATCTACAACCATCTGATGCATTTAGTAGAACATATAGCACTAACTCTGGAGTAGTATCAACAGGTAATCCCAATAGAATTAATCCTTATACCCATTTATACAAACCTCATACCTATTCTAATTGTACAAAAGGTCAGTTTGCAATTCCTGATGTAGGAGCACACGTTTGGGTATTCTTTAGAGAAGGAGACGCTAATTACCCTGTAGTCTTTGCTGCTCACTACGGTACACAGGATTGGTTAGGTGTATATCAAGGAGCTCCTGGTACATATCCTATAGATTACCCAGGGGATTACAATAATGTTAATCCAGCTGATACTCAAGGATATTCTCCAGATACTGAAACCTATAGAGGTAAAATGGTTCTAAACCAAAAAGGTGGGACAATAGAAGTAGTTAATACAGATAATAAAGAAGCTATAAGAATGACAGCCTATAATGGTTCATACAGAGAGATGAACAATCAGGCTACAATTGAGCTTAATACACAAAATAAACAAATTTTAACACTTGCAGATTCTTTTGAAACAACTAGAGGTTATAAGAATGAATATACTGAAAAAGATCATGATGAAATTATTAGAGGGGATCATTTTGAAAAGATAGGTAACTTTAATAAGTCAGCTATTCAACAATGGAAAGACATTGCTGAAGAAATAGCAGCAGTTAAACAATTATTTGAGATTCAAAGATGTAATCAAACAGGTTCTTTTAACAACCTCTTTCCATATACTTCCCCTCTTCAGACTCAATCTGGCTCATATTCTAAATGCCCAGTTTGTTCTGCTGCTAATAGACCAGCAATATGGAATAGAAGAGAAACATTCTCTCTTTATATACCAGTTAATAACTCGGCTATTATAACAGCTACTAATCCTATGGGCGGTAATTGGACTACTGCCTATAATATGATTAATGATTCTAGCTTTAGTGTTAGACAAGCATCAGGTTATCTTGGACAGAATATTATTGTTTTTAACTACAATACTCCATCTCAATTAATACAACCCCCTTCTTTACCTAGAAACTTTTTAGGTAGTGGTCCGTGCCCTGTATGTAACGGTACTGGTGTTTCCCCTTCTACACAAGATGGTATCTGGGCGGTAGAAGATAAGAAAGATCAATTGAAGTTAAAGTTTGAATCTAAGATCAATGAGATTACAACTCTGGAAAAACAAATGGGTATGGGTGGTTCTAAGATTATTCAGATAACTAAGCACAAGCTAGAAACAATTGGTTTAGTTATGAATGACTTGCCTAATATTAGATACGATAATGCAGGTAAGATTTCAAACAACGAAGTTGTAGTAGCTGCTCAAGGAGTATTTGTTAGCCAAAAGGCTTCTCCAATGATGGAGTATGTAAACGTGGAAGATTTACCAGGTGGTACTTATAATCTCAATATTTGCAATAGATGGAATGTACTTGTTGGGTCTGGTGGATTAGCTCTTAAGTCTTATGGGCCAGTCGATATAGCTGGATCTATTACCAACTTAACTGGTGAGCAGGTTAATATCGCTTCTAACAACGAAGTTAATATTAATGCTCAAAAGAGATTAACTATTTCTTCTGATATATTAGTATTAAGACAATCTCAAGGCAAACAAGTGCTAGTTGATAGCAATCTAGGTATTACTCAAAACATAGTAGTTGCTGGTAGTGCTCACGTTGAAGGCGAACTTACAGTACAACATATTACTGCCCCAATTGAGTTCCAAGAAACAGAAGAAGTGTTCTTGGAAGGCTATGTGTTACCTAATGTTAATTATAAAGGAGTTCTTAACTGTGGTGGGGATGATTGTTTCTTTACTCTTTACTTCACTGAGAAGATACCAGTTAATGTTGGAAGACACTCTCACCAATTTAGAAATTTACCTCTTACCTTAATGGCCTCTGCAGATGATGTTAGAACTCTTGGAAGAGAGAATACATCTCCTACTGCTGCAACCGCTGCATATCCCCCTGTGAACGAGAAGAAGAATGCAATATCGATTGAGAACGGTCAGCAGAGAATTCTGACTTAATATCGTAGAAGTCCCATTTAATATTAGCCTGATCAAGCAACACTAAACCAGAAGTGTTGCGGTAAAAGTGACAATGCACAACTCTAGTAATACCAGATTGGATTATAAGCTTGCTACATTCAAAGCATGGAGAGCATGTAACATACAAGGTAGCTCCTTCAGAAGAGTTATTTGATTTGGCTAATTTTGAAATAGCATTACTCTCAGCATGAAGAACAATAGGTTTTGTAACTAATTGCCCGTCAATTTCATCTTCACAGTTGTTATCAAAGCCTTTAGGAGTACCATTATAACCATCAGAGATAATCTGTCCATTTTTAACAATCAAACAACCAACCTTGCGTCTCTTAGCAGAAGAAAGATTAGCCCACTCTACACACATACGCAAGTATGCCTTATCGAGATCTCTTTGATTAGCCATATTACTCCCAAGGGAATTTAACCCAAACATCTGAATCAATGCTTAAGGCATAATAGTCAGGTATGAAAGCTGTTTTAGGTTTTACAACTAGAGCAGCAGTATCACTTATAATTTCGTGATTAAGTAAATAATAATTCTTAAGATAATTAAATGTTTTACCTGAATCACTAATATCATCTACAATTAGACATGAACCGTAATTAGTAAAGGGGTTGTTAAGTTCAGACCAAACAGTTATTTTCTTTAGCTGTTCTTTGTCTTCATAAGAAGAAAGACCAACAGAAAGTGTTTTAAGTTTAAGCTTTTTAGCAATTAAAGTAGCTGGAATCAGACCTCCATTAGCAATACCGATTACATAATCGTATTTTTTACTGCCTATTCTATTAACAATTATGTTTGCAGCGTGTTCAATGTCAGCCCAGGAAAGATTTTTTTCTTGGTTCATTTTAAACGAGACTTTTTAATTTTAACAATTGTATTGTCTGTTCCACTCTTTTTCAACAGCTTAACTAAAACTTTTAAATCTTTCAGGACATCTTTGAACTCAGCTTCTGAGTAAGTTGTTTTAGCGTGTTTATATATTTCTAATATAAAGTCTGCATCAACAGGCTTACCCTCTTGAAGGTAAGCATCAATTTTTTTATTGATATCCATTACAGAGTAATTATTATAGATCGCCTAAAACTCCAGTTTCAGGATTTTCTCTAGGCCCCATGCTCTTCAAGATGTCTTCAACAGTATCATCTCCAGACTTAGAAATAACACCACCAGAGTCTTCACTATCACCAGTCTTTGCCAAGACGCCTTTCTTAACAAGAGTATCAAGAATGTCTCTAATTTCAGACTCTTTGTTTCTTAGCTTAATTGAGTTCTTAAGCATCTTAACAAGATCAACACCCTTTGTTTCTGGTTCAACATAGTCAATTGCGTACTTCTCCATTGGGGTCAAGCTCTCTTGGTCTGAGGTCTCATCTACAGAGTAGACAGCTGTAGGTTCAAACTTATCACCTTTGACTAAACCAATCTCGCTTGTTTCTGTACCAGCCTCTTCTTGCTTTTCTTTTGTATCATCTAAGTCGTCTTGAACCTTAGCTTCTACTTCGTTAGAAACATCTTTAGTGATGTCAGCAACTGTTTGTGGTAGCTCATCTTTCTCAACTGAACCCTTCTCAATTTTACCGCCGATAGAGCTTGTACTAATAATGTTTTGATCTTCGAAAGCTTTGATAATAGATCTTGCAGCATAATAATCTCTGGCAGTGAAAGGCTTGCCACCTGAAGCCTTTTTGGAATCTGGGAAAACATCATTAATAGCCTTTCTAATAAATTCAGCAACCACATCTTGATATTCTTTTCTAGAAACTGTAGATGGTTCTTTGAGATTGTCAATTACGTATTCTCCAACCTTAATAACAACTTGCTTGATTTTCTCTTCATCATCACCTGTTACATCAGTGATAGAATAAGATCCTTGCTCTTTGCTAGGCTTAAAAGAAGTGAGGTCAGAAGCAATGCGACTTACTGGCATTTCATTAAGACCAATAGCTTCTTTGATTAGAATTTCGTAATACTCATCGAAAATGCTGTTCATATACTTAATTATTTATTCGCTTCACAGATAAATATATGTAACTGTATGATTTTATCAGATCTAAATCTTAACCAACCACTACCAATTCAGTTGTCTCAGGTAACTAATTATGTAGTAATTAACGATCCAGCCTTTCCACCACTAAGCACAATCGTTGTAAATGGTTATGATGCATACGGCAATGCCTTGTCTGCTGTACAGGTATTTCCTAGAACAGTTAAGTTAGTTAGGTATAGTAATGATGTTACTACTGACACTTCAATACCAAACCCTATTCAGCTCTCACAAGTAACGAACTACGTTCCATTATATAATAATGATTCAACTTTTCCAGCATTATCTACAACTGTTGTGGAGGGTTATAATGCTTACGGAAATCAAATTGTTCACACTCAAGTATTTCCAAGAACAGTCAGCCTAGTTACAGATGTTGTTACTCAATTAAATGTAGATCAACCTGAACCTCTTCAACTTTCTCAGGTAGCTAATTATGTACAGGTTACAGAAGGGATTGATCCATTAAGTTGTGTTGTAGTAAACGGATATAACGCTTACGGTAATGCTATTAGCGCAGTTCAGATATTTCCAAGACAGCTTCAGCTAGTAAAAGAAGTTACAAGTTTAAACTGGAATCAAGTCGCACCTAACCCTATTCAATTATCTCAAGTAACAAATTACGTACCATTATACAATGATGATATAAATTACCCAGCCTTATCTACTGTTGTAGTTAATGGCTATGATGCATACGGTAATGCTATTAGCGCTGTACAAGTAATGCCAAGAACAGCATCTCTTGTATATAAGATCGACCCATCAACAATATTGGACTATTCTGCTCCTAACCCAATCCAATTATCTCAGGTTACAAACTATGTACCTTTATACAATGATGATCCTAATTTTCCTGCTTTGTCTACCGTTGTTGTAAACGGTTATGATGCATACGGTAACGCTATTAGCGCCGTTCAAATATTTCCAAGAATGGTTTCGTTGGTATTGGATTATAACTCTGGAATAAACACTCTAGCTCCGCTTTATTTCTTTCCAACATCAGAAAATGAAATTGAGTGGTCTCCTAATGAAGAATATGATCCCCCAGTTTTTGGTCCAATGTCTTTACAAGCCTTTACAGCCGTAAACGTTAATAGTGTGAAATCATTATCTATTGTTGCTAATACTCCCCCAGCGACAAACACAACAATCGAAAACTTATCTTCCTACTCTAACTTACATTCTTTATATCTAGAGAGCCAAACTTATGATGCTGTAACATCTATTTTGGAAGAAGGTATAACAGATAACCTTCATACATTAGATTTATATACTTGTGGAGTAGGTAATAGCTTTACTCAGCAATATAAGCCACAGCTTCATAACATTCAACATTTACATTTCTGGGCTGATAATACTCTAACAATTCTCGATGTATCTGGTTTATCTGCATTAAGCCTCTTACAATGTTATGGTATTCCATTATCGACTATTAATGTTGATGGGTGTGATGTATTAAATAAAATCCAACTTTCTTTTTGCAACAGTTTACTATCTTTAAACCTTGATCATTTAAGCTCTCTTGAATCAGTAATTTTATTCAGTTGTTCTACATTAAGCGCATTTAATATTGGAGCTGTAACAACCTTAATTGATCTTGAAATTACAGACTGCCCGCTTTCTGGATATATTGATCTAACCACAAATCAGGCTTTAGATTATATTATTGTAACAGGTACATCTTTAACTGCGATTGACATACCTACCCCAATTGGTTTATCCAACTATGACTTGCAATCTAACCAGTTAACACAACAAGGGGTTGATGATATATTAACAGCTGCAGCAGTTGGAGCTGTTGCAGGTAGTGGTTCTTATTTAAATGTAAATGGTCTTAACAACTCTCACCCATCTTTAACAGGTTTGACTGCTATTTGGACCTTAACTGCTAATAACTGGAACGTAATATATAATTTACCTCCAGCATGGAGCACAACCATCAAAGGATCTAATATACAACTAAGCAATAATAATAGAACAGCTACACAACTAAATGGACTTATGCAATCAGTAATAGGAAATACAGAAATTAATGGATCAGATAAAGTAATGTACTCTTTACAAATTAGTACAGCCTCTACAGAAGTAAGCGGACAATACATAGGTTTTGGAACTTCAACAACTAATGTAAATCAATATATAGGCGCCACTAACCAATCAATTGGTGTTAACGGTAGTGGGGTTATGTACTTTAATGGAAGTGTTGTGCAATCTGGATTACCAACTT